GGATGAGAAGGCAGACCTCGACGGCTACCGCCTCACTTGGGGGGTCTAATGGTCACGTATCTGCGCCCGACGAAGGCGCTTGATCCGTACTCGGGCCTACCGACCGGTCTCGATTGGATGAACCCGCAACGGGTCGATGCGCCGGCGGCGTTCATCCTCAACTCGAGCACGTCCGAGACGACCGACGGCCAGTCGGACAGTGCAACTGTCGGATGGGTGCTCTATATCCCCGAGGGGGAGGTTGAGCCGCATCCCGGCGACAAGGTCGAGCTCGACGGCGTCACGTTCGCGCAGAACGGTCGCCCGCTGCGGGAACGAAACCCGTTCACAGGGTGGGCGCCGTACGCGCAGGTCAGGCTCACGATGCAGGAGGGCGACTGATGGAGTTCAACGACGGGTTTTTCAAGGAGATCCTCGAGAGCGAGAAGGTCGGCGATCTGTGTGAGACGGCCGCGGATGCTGTGCATGGGATTGCGTACGCGAATGCGCCGGTCGAGTCTGGTGACTACCGCGACGGGTTGAAGGTGAAGCGGCAGCGCAGCGGAGACCGCGTTACCGCGCTTGTCGTCGGCGAGGACTGGAAAACTCTTCTCGTCGAGTCGCAGACCGGTAACCTCGCTCGCGCGGTGCGGGCGGTGAAGCGGCGATGATCGTCGTCCATTCTGACCTGGAGCAGTGGCTGTGCGGATGGTTGCGTGGCCGACTCCCGGCGTTCGGCATCAACCCGTCATGGGTGTCGAACGCGGAACGGTCGTCGACTGCCGGCGGCGCGCCAAACGCTCCTGGCGAGCTGCACATCATTATCCGAGTCGACGCCGGCCCAGAGGGCGACGTCGGCATGAAAGATTCCACGATCGGTGTGACCGTGATTGGCCCGAACCGTGCGGCATTGAAGCCGACCGGTGACGCCGCTCGCATGATCGTCGCACTGATTAAGGGCGAGACACCAGAAGCGGTGTCGCCCATCGCAAACGTACAGGTCACCAGCGGCCCGTACACTGTGCCGTCGAGTAACGACGAGGCCCGCTACTATGCGGTGCTCGAAGCGACCTCGGTCGGCACACAACACCAATAATCGGCCCCACGCGGGCTAAACGCCACCCACCCACGGGTGGCGTTTGTCGTTTCCACAGAAAGGGAAGCAAATGGCAGACGCACGGGGCCGTGATGTAAACGAGGCCCTCATCTACGTGACCGGGTTCGCGGGTATCGCGCCCGTCGAGCAGGAGAACGTGATCACTGCGGTGCAGCTCGGCGCCGACACTCTGACCGTACCCTCCGGCTTCAAGTACCTCGGTCTCCGCACCTCGGATGGCGGGCCGGAGCAGTCGCGAGAGGCGGGCGACGCGATCGAGTTCCTCGAGGATGGGTTCTCCATCAACGCGGACGGTTCGATCACGGTCGCGATGACGCTCGCGCAGTACAACGAGATCACCCGAGAACTCTCCCTCGGCAGCGCGCCCGACGCGAACGGTGTCATCAAGGTCAAGGACACCACGAACTCGAACCAGTACATCGTGCTGCTCGAGTCGGTGTACAAGTCCGGTGCGATCAAGCGTGAGCACGGTGTCGTCCGGGTCTCCGAGATCTCGAATGGCAAGGACGAGCGAGGCACAGTGAACGGCATCGCCGTCACGTTCCAGTGGGTTCGCCATGAGCTGTTCGACAACTCCTACTACTGGGAGGCGTACGTCGAGGGCGAGACGACGGAGCCTGTCGAGCCGTAGCAGTACCGGCGCGGTCGGGAACGCTTCGGGGTCGTGCCCGGCCGCGCCTTTAACCCCGCAACCCCGTCACCCTGAAAGGAAACCGTTATGGCTACTCGCAAGAATGCGCCTGCCGCCGCCGAGTTCGACGACTGGTCGGACGAGCGCGAGGCTGAGGTACTCGAATCCATCGCAGAGCAGACGCGCGTCAAGCATGTCATCACCGCGGAGAAGCAGTTCTACGGCCGATTCGTTGACGGTGAGATCATCGGCCCGATCCCGTTGAAGCTGTCGCTCGCGACGCTCGAGGCACTCGACGAAGCGGGTGAGGCGCCCGTCGACCAGATGTCCACGCTGTTCACTCTGCTCGGCATGGAGACTGAGGCAGAGTCGGTTCGGGAGCGAGACCTCGCTGAGGTGATGAGTCTCGCGGAGAAGTATTTCGGTGCGCTCAACAAGCTTACGAACGTGGTGGTCGGCTCGGGGAAATAGCGTTCGTCGCCCAGGTCATGCACGACTATCCGGACGAGCTCGCAGTGACGCTGCGGGGCGAGTTCGGGGTGTCGGTCTATGACGTGGGCGACGCCGTCTCCCCAGGTGAGGCGTTCTCGCTCATCAAGGTCGCCTATCAGGACCCGTCGACGCGGCTCGGCGCCGCGGTGCAGAAGTGGGAGTATCCCGCCTCAATGGTTGACCTCGTGCAGATCGCCGCAGCGACCGGAGACAAGAGCGACGAAGTCCTGCCGTGGAGCGCACGCCAGCGACTTGATGAGTTGGCGGACCGCAAGGTCACTGAATCCGATGTGGAGGCGGGCCGGGCACGGCTCGCGCAGGTATCAGCGTTCCGGCGGATGCCGGACTTCGATGGGTAGGAGGCTGCTGTGGCGGATTCGATGGTCGGACATGGCTACGTGCAGATCACGCCGTCGATGCGGGGATTCCGTAAGACGGTGAATCGTGAGGTGGAGGGGACTGCCGGCGAGGCCCGGCGGTCATTCTCCGCCCGCATGAAGTCGGCTGGCCGCGAGTCCGGGCAGTCGCTCGGTACGTCTCTGAAGCAGACGCTGACGGCGTCGGCTGGGGATCTTGGCGCGGGTGCGCTGAAGGGTCTCGAGTCGAACGTCGCGAAGGCTGCCGGAGCGCTCTCTACTGCCCGCCTGAAGCAGCAGGACGAGGCCGGCAAGGTTCGTGTCGCGGAGGCGAAACTCGCGGAAGCGATGAAGAAGTACCCGGAGGGTGCCTCACAGATCGTCGCCGCTGAGGAGCGTGTTGAGACGGCACGGCGGCGGCACAAGGACGCGACCGACAAGGTCACTGACGCCTCCGACAGACTACGCACAGCGCAGGACCGGCTCAAGACCGCGACCGACCGCGTCGCGGATTCCGTCGACAAGGTGAAGCTCGGGTCGTTCGCGCAGCAGCTGCGCGACGGATGGAAGGACGCGCGCGTCGCGAACTCCCAGTTCTCGGGCGTCGCATCCTCGATCGGTGGCATCGCTCGCGCGGTGTCGAACGCGTCTGGGCTGTCGAAGCTGGGTGGCATCGCCCGAGCTGCAGCGCAGCGTACGTCGACGGCGTTCGGTTCGCTCGCGACGATGATCGGCGGCAAGCTCTCCGCAGGATGGACGGCCGCGTCGTCGTGGCTGTCGGGCGTAGCGGGTCGTGTCGGCGGATTCCTTGCCCCGGTGGGGCAGCTGTTCTCCAACCTCGGGACGAAGCTCGCGACGCCGTTCGTGAACCTCGGCACGAAGATCGCTGGACATCTGAAGCCGGTCACGGACTCGGTGAAGGCGTTCGCGTCGAAGCTGCCTGGCCCGATGGGCAGCGCAGCTTCCGGTATCGGGTCGACCCTCGCATCTGGCCTGTCCGGCCTCGTCGGCAAGATTGGCACAGTCGGGCGGGACCTCGGCGCGCGGTTCGCTTCCTCCGTGCAGTCGGCGGCGACCGCTGGCGTCGCTGGTGTCGCTGCTGCTGTAGGCGCGGCTCTCGCGGGCGGTATGGGGCGACTCACGTCGCTCGACGAGTCGATCGCGAAGATGAAGGGCCTCGGATTCGCGTCCGAGGACATCGAGAAGGCGATGCAGATCGCCAACGATGCCGCGGTCGGCACGTCATTCGCGATGAACGATCTCGCGTCGGCTGCGGCAATGGCGATGACGGCCGGGATTAAGCCGGGCGAGCAGCTTGTCGGCTACCTCGATTCGATCAAGGGCGCGGCGACGGCGTCGGGTGCGCCGGTGCAGGAGATCGCGTCGATCTTCGGCAAGGTTGCGACCGCTGGCACCGCGTACACGACGGAGATTCAGCAGCTCGCGGACCGTCAGATCCCGATTTGGGGCGAACTCGCCGAGGTCATGGGGGTGCCTGCGGCCGAGGTGAAGAAGCTCGCGTCGGAAGGCAAGATCGACCTCGTCACGTTCCAGACCGCGGTCACGAACGCGACCGGCGGCATGGCCGAAGAGATGGGCAAGACTCTGCCAGCGAAGATCGCGAACACGCGGTCGGCGTTCTCCCGGCTCGGCATGGCGCTGCTCGGCACGAAGATGGAGGGCGACGAGCTCGTCGGCGGCTTGTTCCCGGCGTTCAAGTCGTTCTTCGACATGGTGCGCACGGGCGTCGACGCGGTGACCGCGCTCATTGGCCCGTTCTTTGAGAAGTGGACGACGTCGGGTGGCGGGAAGCTCGTAGAGCTGTTCGATTCGCTGACCGAGAAGTTCACGAGCTTCAAGGAAACCGTGTCGGACGGTGGCGGGCTGGATGCCCTCGGCGGGCAGGCGACGAACCTTGCTGCGGTGCTTGCGCCGGTCGGTGCGGCGCTTGCTGCAATCGGTATCGGTGGTCTAGCTCCGCTGCTGGCGCGCATCCCGGTGCTGGGTGGGATGCTCGGTGGCCTCGGCGGCGCGTTCGCGTTCCTCGGCGGCCCGATCGGGATCGCGGCGGCGGCGATCGCCGCGTTCATGGCCACGGGCGCCGACTCCAGCGCTCTCGTGTCCGGGTTGACGGGAATCATCGATTCGGTGCTCGCCATGCTCCCGGGCTTGATCGACACGGTCGTGAAGGTCATCCCCGGCATCGTCGACGGCATCCTGAAGGCTGTGCCGGAGCTGCTGACGGCGGCGACCGGCATCGTGCAGGGGCTGATCGGCGGCATCGTGAAGGCGACGCCGCTGCTCGCCAAGGGCTGGGTGCTGCTGCTGAACGGCCTGATCAACGCGGTCGTGCAGAACCTGCCAATGATCATCCAGGCCGCGGTGACGCTCGTCACGACCCTGATACAGGGGATCGTGCAGGCGCTGCCACTGTTGATCCAGGGCTCCATATCGCTCATCACTGGCCTGATTCAGGGCATCGTCACGAACCTGCCCATGATCATCGAGGCCGCGATTCAGCTGGTCATGTCGCTGATCGAGGGCATCATCTCGATGCTGCCGACGCTGATCGAGGCGGCGATCTCGCTCGTGACCACGCTGATCACAGCGATCGCAGAGAACCTGCCTCTGATCATCGAGGCCGGTATCGGGCTACTCCTCGCCCTCGTGACGGGCCTGCTCGACGCACTGCCTGAGCTGATAACCGCGGTGCTCGAGCTGATTCCCGCGATCGTGACGACCCTGCTGGAGAACCTGCCACAACTGGTGTCGGCGGCGTTAGAGATGATCCTGGCGATTGCTGGCGGGCTGATTCAGGCGATCCCGGAGCTGGTCGCGGCGATCCCGGAGATCATCGCGGCCGTGTTCACCGCATTCACTGAGGTCGATTGGCTGTCGCTTGGTGGCGACATCATCGCGGGCATCGTCGAAGGCATTGTGAATGCCGGCGGGCAAATCTGGGATGCGCTGCTCGAGATCGTCGGTGACGCCTGGCAGGGAGTCAAGGACTTCTTCGGAATCGCTTCACCGTCACGGCTCATGCGCGACACGATCGGTAAGCAGATCCCGGCGGGTCTCGCGGTCGGTATCAAGCAGGGCGCGAGCGAGTCGACGAATGCCGCTTTGGCGATGTCGAAGCAGGTCGCGTCGGCTGCGCAGACCGCAGCCACGTATTCCTCGAGCGTGGACGTGCAACGCACCGACACGGGCCTCGCGGTCACGGATGCAGCGGGCCTCACGGTCAACTTCACCGTGAATGGCGAGAAGGGTCAGGATGTTGACGAGCTCGTCGACATCATCATGCAACGTCTGGGTGGCGTAAGCCGGAGGTTCCGATGAGCAGTGGTGTGCGGGTCGAGTACGGCGGGATCATGTTCCGGGGGAAGGGCTACACAGCAGTCCCTGGGGACAAAACGTTCGGTATTGCTCGTAGTGGCCTGCAGGGGTTTGATGCTCCTGCAGGCCGCCGCGGCGAGGACATCGCACGACCGGGGGACGGAAGCTTCGCGCTGGCGACTCATGCGGGCGCCGCGATCCGCTCGATCTCGGGTATCGCCGTCGCCAACTCGCATCGCGAATTGATGGTGATGCGTGACGATTTCGCGGGGCTCGCGTCGGCCGATCTGCGACCGATGGTCTACTGGGTTGAGGGCATCCCTCGGAGCACGGACGCTCAGGTGTGGGACCAGCCAACATGGGAGTGGGACCCGCGGGATCGCCACGCGAAGTTCCAGCTGATGCTGCGCTGCCCGTGGCCGTTCTGGCTTGGTGACGCGCACGCGCAGGAGCTCTCGACGG